TGATTTTAAGCCATCTCAGCATATTCACTACAGCAAGTCGGACTTGGATTACACGCTAGATGTGAACCGTATCTTCGATAATCTGTACGCAGACAAAGACTGAGACGAACTCAGAAAGGGCGAGCCATGGCTATAGAGCGCGGTGTAGATGACGTAGATATTGACGAGCTTGATATCGAAGACAGTTCAAAAGAGATTCAGCTTTCTGAGGGTTCTGACGAAGACCTGATGTTTGATGAAATTGACGATGAAGATGCCATGATGATGGATGATGGCACTATGGTCTTTGGTGAAGAAGAGCTTATGGGTGATATGCCCATGGCGTTTGATGCCAACCTCGCAGAAGTTATTGATCAAGCAGATCTAGGCCGAATCTATTCTGACTTGATGGGCGATATTGACGATGATCGATCTTCTCGCAAAGAATGGATTGATCAGTACACCGAAGGCCTCAAGTTCCTGGGCATGAAGTTTGAAGACCGCACAGAGCCGTTTGACGGCGCTTCTGGCGTCATTCACCCCCTTCTAGCCGAATCTGTTACTCAGTTCCAAGCGCAAGCGTACAAAGAAATGCTGCCCTCTGGCGGTCCTGTTAAGACGATGGTCATAGGTATGGGCACGCCTCAGACCGATCTGCAAGCGGCTCGTGTGCAGGAGTTCATGAATTACCTGATCACTCAGGAGATGAAAGAGTACGATCCTGAGACTGACCAGTTGCTTTTCTATTTGCCTTTGTCTGGCAGCGCGTTCCGTAAGGTTCACTTTGACCAATCACTGGGCCGCCCTGTATCGCGTTTCATTCCTTCTGAGAAGTTGATTGTGCCTTATGGCACCACCAGTCTTGATGATGCTGTTCGTATCACGCATGTAATTGACATGTCGATGAACGAAGTTCGCAAGCTGCAGCAGACAGGGTTTTATCGTAAGACAAAGATATCTGGCGAGTCTAACGATGCCGCATATTCGTCTAGTGACGTTGAGGAAGAGATTGATGAGCTTCAGGGGGTCAAGCCATCAGGTAGTTCTAGCGACTATGAGGCTGAGCTACTTGAAGTTCATGTAGAGCTTGATATTCCAGGCTTTGAGGATGTGGATGGCAATGGTGAAGAGACAGGGATCAAACTACCGTACATCGTCACGTTACTACCGAAACAGAACACTGTTTTATCTATTCGCAGGAACTATGTCCAAACGGACATTATGCGCCGTCGCATTGACTACTTTGTGCATTACAAGTTTCTGCCAGGTGTTGGCTTTTATGGTTTTGGTCTGACCCACATGATTGGTGGATTGTCTCAGGCATCCACCTCGATTCTGCGTCAGTTGATCGATGCCGGTACGTTGGCCAACCTGCCCGCAGGATTCAAGGCTCGTGGTATTCGTATCCGTGATAACGATGTTCCGTTACAACCTGGTGAGTTCAGAGACATGGATGCCCCTGGCGGGTCATTGCGCGATGCGTTGATGCCTCTGCCGTTCAAGGAGCCAAGCGGCACGCTGCTGCAGTTGCTGGGTATGTTGGTTGAAGCAGGCCGTCGCTTTGCTTCTGTTGGCGATATGCAGATTGGTGATGGCAACCAAGAGGCGCCTGTTGGCACAACGATTGCGTTGCTTGAGCGTGGTAGCCGTGTAATGAGCGCGATACACAAGCGCATGCACTACAGCCAGCGAGTTGAGTTCAACATTCTTGCACGAGTGATCAAAGATTCACCGATCAAGGCGTATCCATACCAGATTGCTAGTGGTCAGCAACAGTTGTTGGCACAGGACTTTGATGATCGTATCGACATCATTCCCGTGTCTGACCCAAACATCTTCTCTATGAGCCAGCGCGTGATGCTTGCTCAAGAGATGATGCAGATGGTTCAGTCGAATCCGCAGATCCATGGGCCGCAAGGTATATACGAGGCGTATCGTCGCATGTATGAAGCGATGGGTGTGCAGCAGGTTGAGCAGTTGTTACCTCCGCCTCCGCAGCCACAGCCAATGTCTCCAGCCATGGAGAACGCTGGGTTCTTGCAGGGTCAACCAGCACAAGCTTTCCCTGATCAGGATCATGATGCTCACATCAAGTCGCACTTGGCGTTGTTGCGCTCACCTATTGTTGCTGCCATGCCACCGGGGCAACAACAAGTTGCTGCTATGATTCAAGCGCATATATTCCAGCACGTTGATTTCAAGGCTCGTGAAATGGCGCAGCAAGATCCTGAAGTTATGCAGATGCAGCAGCAAATGCAGCAGATTCAGCAACAAGGTCAGATGGACCCAATGATGATGCAGCAGGTTCAGATGCAAATGCAGCAGATGCAACAGCAGATGCAGGCGATCATGGAGGATAAGGTTGCTCAGATCACAACGCAGATCATGGAAGATTTAGCCCCAGAGCTTGCCCCACCACAGCAAGATGACCCATTGGTTAATCTGCGTGATCGTGAGCTTGATATCAAAGAAGCTGATCTGCAGCGTAAAGCGAGTGAAGCTAATCGACGCATTAACCTAGAAAGTGAGCGTATTGATAACACTGCGGACATCGCTGATGAGCGTATGGAGTTGCAGAAAGAAATCGCTGACATGAAGGACGATGTGGCCCGCGAGCGAATAGGCTTGCAACGTTCTGCACAGATGGCTAAAACTGCAGAAAATATTGCCAAAGATTTTTTCAGGCAGTAAATCAAAAGAGGGATTTACAATGAGTTCAGTAAGACAGAAGATGGCCGCAGTTCAAAAGGCCGTAAACAAAGCCGAAGAGGCGTTAAAAAATGGAACAGCACAAGAACCCGTTAAAGCTGCAGTTTTGGAAGAAACTGTTCCAGAGGTTGAAGAAAAAGTTGAAGGGGTGGCTAAGCCCAAAGTAAAGGCTGCGCCCAAGAAAAAATCTGCTCCAAAAGCTAAAGCTAAGGTTGAACCTAAATCAGCACCAAAAGGTAAGAAGTCATGATCAAGCGTCAAACAAGTTTCCCACAGCCAAAGGTCACCGATAGCAAAGTATCTATTAAAGACCAAGGCACTGTTAACTATGCAAAGGCTGAGTCTGTTGCCAACCCAGGCGCACCTAAGCCATACGGCGCTGGTGAGTCTCGTGGTGGCGGTGCAGCACTGCGCGGTAAGAAGTTCAGCGGAATATTCTAGTGAGCGCACTGCCATTAGACGGTTCAGGTTTCCTGATGGACTACCAAAAACGCTCTCGCCCTATGATGTCTAGTATGGACAGGGGTATCTTTGGTCGCCCCTCTGTGAATAACAGAGGAAAATTTATGAATGATTTTGGCCGGCAATTTGGCGAAATGTCTTATCGGGTTGATCAATCAGGTGGTCGTCCGATGACTCAACCTGTGTTTAATCCTCAACCGACTCGATTTGACGATCCTCTACAGCGCATAGGGGGGCCTGTACAAGAATTTAAACCTATTAAACGGCCTTCTTTTGAGTCATTGCAACAACCTCAGTTCGGTCAAAAACCTCAGGCCAACCAACAAGGCATGCAGCAGATGATGCAGATGATGCAACAGATGATGCAGATGATTTCTCAGTTCTCGAACCAAGGTGGTTATGGCGGCGGCATGGGCGGTGGCTTTGGCGGTGGCTTTATGAATCAAGGACCATACGGCGGTGGATTTGGGCAAGGTGGGTATCAACAACCAAGGCAAAGGCCAATGCCAATGCCCAATATGTTTGGCGGGCGAGGCCGTGGACAATTTGAAATGCAGTACGGTTTTGATGGCAGGCCTATAGGTATGGGGCCGCCTACTAACAGGCGAACATTCGCGTAGGGATTATTTATGAGCGAAAAATCAAAATACACAGGATTACCTTTGTATGAAGAAGGCATAACAGGTGTTGAAGCCGCTAGACGATTCAAAGAATACGCCAAAGCAAACAATATTAAGATGGATGGGAACATTCCAATCTTTTCAAGTAAAGCTCAAAGAGACGCTGCCTACGCTGCTGGGTACAGGGGAACTGGAAAGATAAAGCTTTCTAAGGATGACATAGCTGCTTCAAAAAATAGACAGGAAGAAGAAGCTAAAAGACCTGTGGGCAATCTAAGTTCAGACATGCTTGCCCCTCTTTTCGCCTCTGGCGTGATGGATCCAGATAAACTAAGAAGAAATCTAATCAATGACGATTTTTTTGTTGATAAAACGGGCGTGTTTGGCGAGAAAGACAAGAAGTATAATATTCAACTTCCTAAAGATGAAATAAATTTCGCGCACACAAAATTCACCATGACGCCTCCTCCTCCCCCGCCAAAGATGGAAGGTAGGTATGTTCCGCCAATATCAAACCTTGGAACTCCAGATTTATTAATACCTAGCAACATTGTTGGTCAGTCATTTGATCCAAACTTTGCAGCAAGCTTTAGACCGCCACCTCAACCGCCTGGTAGCACATTTGGTGGATATGGCCAGCAGGCACCGATGCAGGCTTTGGCGCCTTATGCGGGAATGGCTCAATCCAATCCACAGCCAACAGACTTTTTTCCAACATATATTCCTAGGCCTGACCCTGTATTTGAGCGCGCTCCTAGCCCGCCAAGGCCAGTTATGAGTAGCGGTGGCTAAATGGATTCAATCTCTCTGGCTTCTTACATCTATAAGAAGCTTGATCAATATGAAGAATCTCATGTTGACTACATAACCTCTGGCAATATCAAGGATATGGAGGACTACAAATTCGCGATGGGTGAGTTATCAATGCTTCGCACCCTTCGTGATGAACTAAAAGAAGCGTTGCATATTGAAGGAGATCCCCTCGATGAGTGATCTATTATTAGATTCCATCGCATCAAAACCGTCCGTTACGGATGCATATGTGAATGAGCAAGAACGGGTATTAGACCCATCTGTGCTAGACAAATCTTTGGTTGAAAGAATGCCAAATCCAACTGGCTACCGTTTGTTAGTACTTCCTTACAAAGGGAAGGGCATGACAGATGGCGGCATACAGTTAATCCAATCAACACTCGACAAGGAAAACCTTGCTACTTCTGTTTGTTATGTCATGAAGATGGGGCCATTAGCCTATCAAGACTATGAGAAGTTTGGCGACGAGCCATGGTGCAAGGTGGGTGATTGGGTACTTATTGGTCGTTATGCAGGCGCTAGGTTCTCCCTTGAGGATGACCATGAAGTGCGAATCATCAATGACGATGAAGTGATTGGAACCATTCTCAACCCAGACGATATTAAGTCTGCATAGGTGAAACAAAATGTCAGAAGAAACGTTAACTGAAGCTTTATCAAAGCTTGATGACGAAAATATAAACAAGGCCGCTCTACCTGAACACAAGCGTGTTGAGGAAGAGGTTCAAGAAGAATCTACTTTCATTGAGTTCTCTGAAGAAGAGGCGGAATCCATTGATCCTGTCACTGAAGACTCTGTTCGTGAAGAGTTTGAATCTCCAGATGCCGACTCAGATCCTGAACTTACTGAGGCTGAGCGTCGAGCGCGCTCCGCTCAAGAGCGTATCAACAAGGCCGTAGGCCAAGCCAAGGATTATCAAAGAAGAGAGTTGCAGGCGTTGCAGTATGCAAAAGAACTGCAAGAACAGAATGAAGCTCTCATGGCTCAAGTCAAGCATGCTCAAACTGCTGGTGCTGAACAGAATCTAAAGATTCAAGAAACTTACAGTGATGAGTTTGCTACTCGAGTTGAAACTCAGGCTGAAGCTGCGAAGCGCCACTTGAAGTCAGCTTATGAATCTGGCGACCCAGACGCTATGGCTGATGCTCAACAGTTGCTCGCAAAGGCTGAAGCGGATCGAAACGCACTGGCTCAATATCAACGCGACCTTGAGCAGTACAAGGTGGATTATGCAAAATGGGCTGAGCAACAAGCTGCTTCAGAAGTTCAGCAACAAGAACTTGCTCAACAACAGATTAACAATCCTGTTTACCAACAGGAGCCTGTTTATCAAGAACCATCAACTAAAGCGCAAGAATGGGCCTCTGCAAACGAATGGTTTGGCACAGACACTGTTATGACAAATGTGGCCTTTGCCATACATAACGACTTGATGCGAAGTGGTGTTGACTTAGAATCTGATGAATACTACGCTCAAATTGATTCTCGTATGAGGGAGGAACTTCCTCATAAATTTAACGAGCAAAATTTCGCGGGAGACAACCAAAAACCCGTCCAAACTGTTGTCTCTGGATCGCGCACGACTGGAACTGGACGCAATCAAAACTCTCGTAGAGTTGAACTAACAACAAGTGAACAAGCATTAGCGAGGAAGCTTGGAGTACCGTTCAAAGAATACGCAAAACAGAAAATGAGGCTGCAACGATCATGAATGACGAGATAAAGGGTTCTAACAGAACACCAAGAAGTAGTGGAAGCCGAGAGGCTAAAGCTGCGCGTAAACCATGGAAGCCGCCTCAAGCATTGGAAACTCCTGAACCGCCTCCGGGGATGAAGTATCGATGGCTGCGAACCCATATTCGTGGGGAAGCGGACAAAACCAATGTCCACATGAGATTTCGTGAAGGGTACGAACCTGTACGTCCTGAAGAAATTTCAGGTTATGACTTGCCCGTCATTGACGAAGGCAACCATACCGGCACTGTGGGCGTTGGCGGATTGATGCTTGCAAAGATCCCTGAAGAAACGGTTGAAGAAAGAAATGCTTATTTTGCTAAGCAAACGGATCAACAGATGCATGCTGTTGATAACGATCTTATGAAAGATGAGCATCCTGCCATGCCAATCTCTAATGAGAGAAAGACGCAGGTATCATTTGGCCGAGGGAAGAAATGACCTCATTTTTGATTGTGTTTAACTAGGAGATCCCAAATGGCGAACCAAGATGCCGCTTTTGGAATGCGTCCAGTGCGTATGGTGGGCGGGGCCCCCTATACTGGTGGACAAAGCCGATATCGGATCGCCGCTAACTATGGAACCTCTATCTTCCAAGGAGATATGGTTGCCCAGGTTACTGGTGGTACGGTAGAGGTCCACGCTGACGGAGGCACTGTGCCTATCGTTGGTGTGTTCAACGGTTGTCAATACACCGATCCTACAACCAAGGAACAAGTGTTCAGCAACTTCTACCCTGCAAGCACCAATGCTTCGGACATTATCGCTTTTATTATCGATGATCCGAATGTTGTGTATGAAATCCAAGCTGATGATACGTTCCCGATTGCTGACTTGTTTGGCAACTTCGATATCGTGTACACCAGTTCTGGAAGCACTGTAACTGGCAAATCTGGCGCTGAGCTAGACGTGGCTACGGGTGCAACCACAGCAGGCTTGCCAATTAAAGCAATTGATATTTCTGGCGACCCAGAAAATTCAGATGTTGCTACGGCGAATACCAACGTTCTCGTTGTTATTCAGAACTCAATTTACGGCCAAAAAGGCGCCGGTTTAGCATAGGAGGCTAACTAATGGCTATTTCAAGAGCACAATTAGCCAAAGAGCTAGAGCCTGGTCTCAACGCTTTATTTGGCATGGAATACGCTCGTT